CTTTTAAAGCCTCGCCAATAAAACTTAAGGATTCTGGACTACATTCACCAGAAGCGGCAACCGCACCAACGGCTGTACCAACAGCCTCATGTGCATCTTGCTCAACTTCATTTGCCAGCGTAGTGATCTTTTTAGCTATTGCAGTTGTGCTTTTTAAATTTGAAACTGAATCTGTTGCAGAAACGCTAGCCAAGTTTGGAGACAGTAGTGCTCCTTCAACACTTGTGCTAAGTTTATTAATGGTTGTTAGTGATATTCCTGTTGTTTGCTTTGTTATTGTATCCATTGAAGGAACAATACTCGGCGCATCAGAAATTGCATTTGATATGCTTGTTACTTTATCAAGAGAAGATGCTGCCGCAGTTAATGGGTTGGCATCTAATGCTGTTGATGCGCCCTTTGCGGCAGTCAATAAACTATTTGTTCCGGGTAAACTCTTTGCGGCATCTTTTGCGGCACTTAAACCACTTGCAAGACCGCCAGCGGCACCGCCGACGGCAGATAATGCAGAGGATGCTGAAGGAACTTTAGGTAAAACTGCACCAGCTTTATCCAAAGCCGCCTTTGCAGTATTGATTTCTTTAATCTTCTCTTTAATGGAATCTGCGGCCATGCCTAGACCAGCTTTTAGAATTCCACCAGTAGACCTTGAAAGATTGCCTGATCTAACTAGCCCATCAACAACTTTGTTTAGATTTCTGCTTGCTAGAATTCCAGACAATTCTGTTGCGGTATCTAATAATGCCTTGTTGCTGACTTTTGTTGTCGGCTTCTTTGCACCAGGCTTTAAAACAGGCTCTTCGGTTGTTACTTCTCTAGGAACTTCAGCAATAGCATTCCAACCCAAATCATACCAATATTTTGTATTAATACCGTCCGAATTTGTTCTAGTTGTACCGCTTGCATATAAAATTGCAGTATCGGGATTTTCTGCTAAAGAAAGTGCCAACAAACCAGCAACAGTTTTTCTGTCGGTTTCTGGTGTGATGGTTTTTGCAAATAGCAACTTCTTATATGCATTTTCCATAATCCAATATGCAACTTGGTCCTGAAGTTTTTCATCAGTGACAAATTTTGTCATATTACGAACTTGAGTTGCGTAATTTGGTGGAATAGGATTATACATGAAGAAGTATTGCTTACTATTTGCCAACTCCTGTTTATAAGGAGCAACATCATAGTCTGCGCCAGCTCGTTCAGAAATTACTTCTGCATATGTCTTGTATCGATCAGCATTACCGGATTTGGTCCCGGCTTTTTCCATTGCTCGTTCTGACCAATCAAGAATGTCTTCAGTAATAAAATTTGTTTCAACCATTTGCGCAAGAGTAATACGATATGCGCCGTACTCACCTCTGCTGTGAACTTTTTTCCAATGATTTCTAGGACCATTAACTGGATATTTTTCCGCAATACCTTTGCGAATTTCCGTTAAGATAGTAACAATATCAGTCTTTGTTAGTTTTCCAATACCAACAGAATTTCTCGGAAGAGTGCTTGGCTTACTTTCATACCCTCGCTGTCTCTCTGCCGTTTCTGTTGTTGTGAGTAGCGCATCGAATGCGGCACCCAAAATTCTTGTTGTGTTTCTATCAAGACCAGCAACCCGCATTGCTCCCTGAGCAACCGAACCCCAATCGCCCTTGTTAGCGGAGTTTAAGATACCAGTTGTGTCTCTTAGTAGACTGGCTTGACTGTTTGTGATAGCACCAACTGCTCTCAACTGAGCGATTGTTCTCTGCGTTGTTTGTGTTGGAGCTAGTCCACCCAAACCAATAGCAACAGCCCTAGATAAATTTCTGCTATCATTTCGACTTAAAACGCCAGATCTGGTTATTGCTGAAAGTGCATCACCAATGTCTGGTGTTTTACCTTTAATTAAAGAATCTGCAATTCTTAATCCGCTTTTAACAGCACTTGCTTGCCCACGATTAATGACACCAACCTGCGCGGCAACATTGACAACAGTTTGTAAATCTGGTGCCTTTTTATTTTTATATGCACTTATCGCAGTTGTAATTAGCGATCTAGACTGTAGTAACGACATTCAAATTTGCTCCGCAATTACGCTGTTGCTGTCGATTGGACACTTGACGGAACAGATGCAACTCTGGTCCCTCTATAATTCCAGGAAAATCCAAACTTGTTAGAAGATGAATTTCTTTGTACTTTGCTGCCGTTGTTGGTCATTGTTTCGGCTGGCTGATCTGCACCGAAAAAGTCCGTTCTTGGACCAACAAAACTTCTTGCATTTGCCTGAAGTGTTGGATTTCTAAGATTTTCCGCAACCCGCAACATTTGTTGTGGAGTTATTCCTCTACCAGCGGCGGCGGCGGCAGAATTTGCGTCTGAGATGTTTCTCCAATATCTATTAGGAATATTCTCTGGACTTAACCCGCGTGTAGGAAATCTCCAAGCAGATTCAAATTGTTTTTCGCCTAGCATATTGCCTAAAAGTCCACCATTTTTATACCCAACAGCACTTCCTACTGCCGCTCTATTGTATATTGCTTGTGCTACGTCACACTGACCTTGTGCATCATTAATACCAGCCTCACATGCGCACATTGCAACTAGCGTCCAGAATACTTGATCTGGTGCACCAGAATCCACTGGTGTAATTGTGCCGCCTGCGCCTAGTCCACCATTACCGTCTGATACTGAGCCAGGCATTGGTGCACATCCGTCACCAGCTAGTCCACCAGGAACTGCTCCGACTGTGCCAAAAAACATCGGATGTTGTCCATCTGATCCATCGGCAAAAAATCCAACAACCCAAGTTCCGGTCACTGCCCCGGTTGGTGACCAACCAACGCCACCGGTGCTTGCCGAATTTGCTGGCATAATTGGCATTGCCCACGGTAAGTCTTCTGTTGGTAAGATTGACTTATCATCAACATGATATCCAATAATCCGAACCTTACAGCGTCCCATTCTAAGGGGATCATCACGATCTTCAACAACACCAAACCACCAATAAAATTGTGGATTGTTGTCGCTTGTTCTATTATCCATTGGCATAATTAATTATTCTCCACCGGACTGTTGAGGTTGAGTATTTTCACCAACCGGTGATGGTGCAACTGTGGGTGAAACAAATGAATCCTTAGCAATTTCCATAATCATAGTGTGTCGCTTTGTAGTTATTTGATGATGAATTGCGGTAACCAAATAGAATCCGCTAACGTGCTTATCATAAAATTCTTCTATTGTCATAGACGTAGATTTTGGTCTAACAGAAGGATATTTAAATTCAATAATTTTACCAACATGCATGTGTGTTTGCCCGGGAACCTTAATGCTCAATTTTAAAGTATTGACATCAAGAAACAAACTATTCCTGTTTGCAGTAAACTCATCCGGGCGCAAATTCATAAGTTCTCCATCGTCATTATCGGTTACGCCTGGATGAATAGTTTTAATGAACATTTTACTATTATATGATCTCATAATAGTTGCTGGGAAAATTGTATTTTGATATCCTCTAGATGTAGTTCCTTCTTTGTCTCTAGTATATTTTCCGTCTTCACCTTTAACGTAGTCTTCTAAGTGTGCATATAGATCAGCTTGAATGCCATGATCGTATATTGTTTGCTTAACTTCTTTTTTAACCATGTCATACACAAAGGTACTGCTCGTATAGTGACCTGTATCTTGTCCTTGAAGCATGTCAAGATTTGTTAGAAATTTAACTTCTTCCACTTTACCGTATTTTTTAATTAATCCCGCTGCCGTATTTCTTTCTGTTGCTGTTTGATCCATGTAAATATATGATCCACCAAATGAACCAGCAGTAAACTGCGCATCAATTAGATTTTCTAAAGATGTAAAATAAAACCCGTGTAGTGTTTCAAAAAACAAAAAAGTTGGTGCTTTATTGTTAGCACCGACACTTCTTTGTGCAATATAATTTAGACACTGAAAAGGAGTCCAAAACGGAGCAACAAACGAAACTGAAGATGAGTGTGGTGTATCGCCAATAATAAGTGCCGACTTATTTTCTTCATCATCTGTTGAGTTTTCACCCAACGGAAGATATCTTGGCATCTTAATATGCTCATCAAATATTTTCTCAACAAGTTCATCTGTTTTTCCATCAAACTTTTGAGACAAATATGTAATGTTATCTACTGCACCCTCAAGAGATATAAAATGCAGGAGATACATTTGTTCCTTATCTTGATTTGTAAGAATTCTGTTCTTAATGGCATATACAGCAAAAGACTTCTGGATTTTTGCCAAAGAATTCACATCCCCTGGCGAAACTTCAGCCGCAGGAGTATTAATATCAATACTAACAAGCTCATTTCCAACAATAGGTAACAAGTCAATTAAATTGATCGTGTCTCTTACTGCAATTGTGCCAGTTAATACGTTAGAAAAAATATCTTCATATACATTAACTTCAAGAACATAATTTGTGATGTCAAGTTCCTGAGCCTCCGTTTTTAGGACTACACTATTAATCCTAACGTCACCAGGCTCAATAACCGCATCACGGGAAGTATTTGTATCATTTGCCGTTTCGGTTGCCATATTAAATTATTTTCTAATTAGTGAGTTATAGTCTGTTAAGAACTCAGACAAATACCTCTTGTCTAACAATTTTATTTCGCTCTTTTTGTCGTTCAACATCTCTTCATATTGAAAATTTTGAATTGCAGTTTTATAGCCATCCGCATAGTCGGCATCTACAATTAATCCGTCGTCTGTCTCATAATGATGAACATCGTAAATGTTTTCTATTCCATTATATTTTTTAATGCAGTATTTTACCAAATCTGATTGAGATTTTGGCCATTCTTCACGAACATCTACAATATTATTTGTAATTAATATTACCCAGTGATAATAAGGATTTCCATAATATCTGCTTGCCACAATTTCTGGAGTCCAACCACTAGGAACAGTAAATGACTCAAGAATGGTATAATCATCTATACCAGCCTTGGCTGCAACACGCCGAAATATATCGGTTACGGTTACAAACTCGCCGTTTATTGTTGCTAACGTTTTAGGAAAATTTTTGAATAACATTAGAATCCAGCCTCAACTCTCTGAGATGTTAATGTCTCTAGTTCAGTAAACTTCAGTTTGATTGTACATTCTGAAGGATATCCCTCGGAGCCTTGAAAATATACTAGACCTTCACCGCCATACTGTATGTCTATGGAGTTTAATGCACAGTTTGAAATCTTTCTTAGCTTTTTATTTTCTTTACCATTGTAAAAAAACATAATTAAAAATTCTGACGGATATACCAAAAATAGTCCATGATCAGAAGACGTAGGATGCATGTGCTGAATAAAAGTTTTTATTATTCCTGGTTCCGTGCCATCTCCAAATATTGCCCTAGCCTCAGCTAAATTTTTTGGCATAAATCTATATTCAAAGTCAAATGTTCTGAAGTCCATATTTTTAAACAATTGCTCTTTATATGGATTCTCTACTTTTTTGGTGCCAGCTTCCATTGCCGCCTTCATTTTAGGACCACCTAAAGACGCTCCAACTTTTCTTAGCGCATATTGACCGACATCGCCAGCTTCACTGAAGAAATCCATAACTCCAGATATATTTGCTTGACCTGTACCGACTGCGCCCATAATAGCACCGATATCGGCTGTATCCCAGTTTGATGAGTAACGCTGACTTATAGAGTTGTGAATTCCAAGACTAACAGATTTTGCTCCAAACATTAGCTTGTTATCTTCATTTACTAAAAGTGCTAGTCCTGCACCGGCAGCACCACCGGCAGCCGCAGTACCTACAACTTGACCTGTGGCTCTCGCAAGTCCAGTCAGTGCGCCTGTAATTTTACCACCAATTCCTTTACCACCAGAATTTGTTAAAATGTCTTTTAAACCTGAAGCACCTATGCTTCCTATTGCGGCAGTTGCCGCTTGCTCTACTCCACCGGCAGCGAGAGCGGCTGTCGTATTTGCTGGATCCATTCTCATTTGACCGCTTTGATCAAATTCTCTGTTTGCGCCAGAGAAAGCAGAGAATGATCCTCCGGTTGCAGTAATAGCACCCTTACGGACAAGAGGATAAAAAGTTACCCAAGAAGGAAACTCTTCTGTAGACAATTCTTCAGGATATCTGTAAGTTGACGAGGAATTTTGACTGAGAATGTCATCCTCAGTCACTCGGTTTGTGTCCCTACTAAATCTTGATGTATTTTCTGTATCTGACATGAGAATAAATAACCTATTGAGGGTATGCTTGTGTGCTTCGGACTATTTATATGACATATGCTAACGATACTTTAAGGGGTTTATATAAAGTTATAAATCCAAAGAAGTATGTCGGAAATCCAGATAATGTTATATTTCGATCTAGCTGGGAACTGAAGTTCATGAAATGGTGTGACTCAAACCCGAATATCATACAGTGGGGTTCTGAGGAGTTATCAATACCATACGTGTCGCCAATCGACAAGAAAATACACAGATATTTTGTAGACTTCTACATTAGTGTTAAAGACGGATCTGGAAATATCAGCAAATATTTAGTTGAGATTAAGCCATATCGTTTTACTCTCCCACCAAAACAGCCAAAACGACAATCAAAACGATTCCTCCAAGAAGTTGCAACCTATGCGGTAAATCAGGCAAAATGGAAATTTGCTGATGAATTTTGTAAAGACAATGGTTGGAAATTTCTTGTATTAACCGAAAAAGAACTTGGAATAAACGCATAAATATAGAATGCGTTAGAGGATTATATGGCTACTAAGAACAACAACATTTTTTCAAATCTTCATGCCAAGGCTGGTGACCAGGACAGGTCTATCCAATGGTACATGAAAAATGTGAAAGCATTGGTTGGCAATAATGTAACCTCAAATGCCGTTATGAAATCGGAAATTGGAAGACTAGAAACCAAGATCGAAATTGGATCGATGTACCTGTATTTTTATGATCCAAAAACAAAAGACAAGTTGCCGTTTTACGACACCTTTCCTTTAGTGTTTCCCTTTAAGCCAGCACCAGGCGGTTTCTATGGCATCAATCTACATTACTTACCATATATGCTGAGAGCCAAAGTTTTAGGTGAGCTATTGAACTATACGGACCAAAATCTGACAGAGACAAGTAAGATAAAAATGTCATATGGATTTTTACAAGGTCTGGCAAGCACAAACGAACTTATGCCGTGTGTTAAGAGATACTTAACAACTCACGTTCGATCAAGTTTTATGAAAATTAATCCTAAAGATTGGAAAGCAACAATATTTTTACCTGTAGAAGGCTTTATCGGAGCATCTAAAGATGTGGTATTCAGAAATACCAGGAGCAAAATTAAATGACCTACGGGTATAACATCGAAAATTTTCTTGCGGCAGTAAGACCAAAAGATTTGGCACGTTCGCATAGATATCAATTTCGCTTTACTCCTCCCAGAAGTCTTTCTGGTGTAACAGATAGAGGAAGCGATTTTGCAGAAATGTCGTTATACACAGAAGATGCGACTATTCCAGGTACACTTGTTGGAACATCACCACTAAGGTTGAACAATCAAAACTATCAAAGAGCCACTGGCATTGATTATATGGGTGACTCGATCACAGTAACCTTTTTAGTGGAAGATGACTGGAGAGTAAAAGACCTATTTACATCTTGGATGGAAAAAATTGTTGATCCAATATCAAGAGAAGTTTCTTATCCAGCTGACTATTATTCTGAAATTTATATAGATGCATTAGATCAGTCAAATGAGCCAAAAGCTGGTTGGAAACTTTGGGACGCATTTCCAAGATCGGTTGCTCCGGCGGCTTTGTCTTACGGCAATACCCAAGTAGTTAGATTACCTGTGACGTTTACATATCGAAAGTGGACTAAAGAGTATTAATAGAGGATAAAAATACCATGGCGCTACCAACATTGAATACACCAAAATTTAAAGTGAAAGTATATTCTGAAGATAACAAAGAATATCAACTAAGACCGTTTTTGGTCAAAGAAGCAAAGTTACTCTTAATTGCACAGCAATCCGAGGATCCAAAGGAAATGATCCATGCTATGCAAGATTGTGTGACTAGATGCTCAGACGGTAAGCTAGATGGCAAGAAATTGCCATTTTTTGACCTACAACATGTCTTTATCCAGTTGAGGATTCAGTCTGTTGGTGCGATTACAGAATTTAAACTGGTTTGCGGAGAATGTAATACACATACTCCATCAAAACTGGATTTGAATCAGATAGAACTCCAGATTGATCCTAACAATAACAAAAAGATTATGCTAACTCCAGAAGTTGGAGTAATGATGAAGTATCCAAGCGCAGAAATTTTGGCAGACCTAGAAAAGCCAGCTTTTGATTTAGTTGTAGATTGCATCGATAAAATTTTCGATCAAAACGAAGTCTATGATGCCAAAGAGGAAGGTAGAGAAGAAGTTGTTAAATTTGTTGAAGGATTAACAAACGACCAATTTGAACTCTTTTCGGTCTTCTTTAAAACTGTGCCAAAAATACAGAAAGTCATAAACTACAAGTGCAAGACATGTGAAAAGGAAAATGTTGTAGTTATAGATGGCGTACAAAATTTTTTCGGATAACCCTTTCTCATGACAATTTGATGAACTATTATAAAACGAATTTTATATTAATGCAAGAACACAAATATAGTTTATCGGAACTTGAAGATATGATGCCATGGGAAAGGGAAGTTTACATAGGATTATTGATGCAACATTTGAAAAAACGAGCAGAAGCCAAGAAAAAGAAAAAATAGGTAAACTAAATGGCAAACGATGTCAAATCAAATTTGGGTAAACTAATCAAAAAGGTAAATCCTTTTGGCGAAAAGCAAGACCCACAAAGACAGGTACAAAGCCTGGAGGAAGTCAGGTTTGCTGCCAACGTTGGCTCTGTTGGTTTGACAGATGAGAAATCTGGTCTTAAAATTGCACAAGATGTTTCTCTTTCCATCAAGGAAGTTGGTTCAGACTTCATAAAGGAAATGAGCGAAGAAAACCAGCTCCTCGTAAAGGATATGGTCAAGCAAATTGGTGGTCTATTGACTGCTAATGCCGAAAAACACAAGAAAACTTTAGATGAAGTAATTAGACTTTCAAAGCAAGTTGCCGAAACTGGAAAAGCCAGTGGCGATAAGAAAATGCAGAAAGTTGGAGAAGATACTTTAAAGTCTGCAATTGCTGAACGTGAAAAAAACATGGGAATGAATTACCATGGAGCAGATGATAATAAGGGCAATAGACTAGCAAGAAAGTTATTTGGAAACGATGTTGATATGTCGACCAAATTGGTCGAAGAGGATGTTGAAGAAACATACGTTGATCCATACACTGGAGAAAAATCAAAGCGTAAAAAACTTGATGCTGAAGGCAACGTAGTAAAAAGAGAAAAGCGTGAGGCTAAAGCGTGGCAAGATAAGGCGCTAGAAAAAAGAAACGTATTTAAAAAAGGTTTTAATTACGTTGAACGCTTCGATGAGATCGATGACAAAGGATATGCCGTCAAACTTGACGAAAAAGGAAATGAACTTAGATACGGCGATGAGGGTTGGAAAGAAGCAAGCCAAGTTAAGACCATCGACAAGTCGTTAACAAAAGATGAACTACGAGAGCATGTAAAAGAAGTTAATGCTACAACTGCTAGGGGGTTTGCAGAACGAACAGCAAAGGTTGCTTGGGGTGGAGCAAAAAGCATGGGCTCCGCTTTCCTAGAAGGACTCAAGACGCCAATTATTCCTGATGTTTTAGAGTGGGATAGACAGCCTGACGATTTGACCGATGCGCAAAAACGTGCAATAGATGAAGCAGAGCAGGCTCAAGGAAAAACTCCAAGAGAACAAGGTACAGCGGCTGTTGGTAAACTCTCTGAAGTATTGTCTGCTGAGACAGCCACCGGGGAATCTCTAAGTTCTGGTGCAGAAGAAGCGGCAGGACTAGCACAAGATCCAAGAATAAAACTTCAAGAAGAAGCAAACGCAAAATTAGATGAGGTTGTAAATCAACTAAAACTTCTAAACGAAAAAGGCGGAACTGGTGGTAACGGGAATGAAGAACAACAGCCTGCGCAACCACAAGAAGAAGGTGGTGGAATTCTTGACAGCATCATTGACGTAGGAAGCAATTTTATAGGAAAAAGAGCTGGCACATCTTTGTTGGGAGGCATGGGCGGAACATTAGTTGCCGGCGCGGCAGGCATCGGCATGGCTGGTTATGCCGCATATAATGCATACAACGATTACAATGAAGCAGATCAACTTGTAGAGTCTGGTGGAATAAACGAAAGAACAGGAATAGCCTATACGCAAGCCGACGAGGACGCTAGAAAGTCTGAAGCAGTTGGAAGAGGTGTAGGTGGCGCATCAGGTGCATTAGCAGGCGCGGCTGCTGGTGCTATGATTGGTTCTGCTGTACCTATTGTTGGCACAGCAATAGGTGGGCTTGTTGGTGCTGGTATAGGCTATTTTGGTGGTGATGCCATCGGCAACACAATAGGCGACTGGATGTCAACCGACACAGAAGAGCAAGCAATGTCTGATGCGGAAGACAGTGGATTATACAATTCAAACTGGCTAGGCAATTCAGAAATTGATAAGAAAAAGCTGGCACAAACAACAGATGTTGCCCAATTAAATGCAATTCTAAATGATGATGATCTTAGCGATGAAGACAAAGCGGCAGTCCAAGAAAGACTTAACCAGCTTCAAAATAGTCCATCTCCAGTTTCGACAACAACTGGCACGGGTGCATCTACTGGCGCTGCCCTTGAGAGTGCATCTACTGGCGCCGCCAGGGCGTCTACTGGCAGTGCCCCTGAGAGTGCTTCTAGCGAAAATACTTCTACCGAATCTGGAAGAAGTTCGCTTGCTACTGGTACCAAATATGCTGCCGCTATGGCTCTCGGTGGACCCCTGGCTGCTGGTGGTATGGCACTATGGAATAACAAAGACGCTGTAGGTGAAACTCTAGGGAATGTAGCAAGTGGTATAGGAAGTGTTGCTAGTGGTGCATTCAGCGGCATTTCAAATTTTGCTAAAGAACATCCAATGTTAGCAAGTGTTGTGCCAGGCTTAGGCGCGGCTGGTGCAATAGGCGGTGCCTGGGATTGGTTAACTGGCGATGGAGAAAATCCAGATGGCGATATTCTTGAATCTGGCTCTGATGACGCTAGAGACGAAATGAGTGTTAACGTGCCTCCACCAACAGTTATTCAGCAAGGCGGAAAAGGAGAAGGTGCACCAGCTGGTCCACAAATGCCAATGACTCCAATGAGAGTAAGAAATGATGAGTCAAGTTGGATGAGATTTGCAGATAAACGGACTATGGCAATATGATAACTTTTAAAGAATTTTTATCTGAATCAAAAGAACTGGCTGGGTTGACCATCTGGGACATTGACGAAACTCTATTCAGAACATCTGCTAGGGTCAATATCATGAAAGATGGTAAGGTTGTCAAGCGTTTGGGTAACAAACAATATAATACCTATCACTTGCAACCAGGGGAATCTTTTGACTTTAGTGAATTCAAGAATGCACGACATTTCAGAGACACTAGCGAACCTATCGTTCGAGCAATTCGCAAGCTAATTGCAATACACAAAAATGTCAAAGCCAAAGGCAGTAAAATGATTATTGTTACTGCTAGATCAGACTTTGATGATCGGGATGTTTTCTTAGACACGTTTCGTAGCCAAGGTATCGATATTGATGATATCTATGTTCATAGGGCTGGTAATCTAGGCACAATGCCATCAGCACAAGCAAAAAGAATTGTTATAAAACAATATCTTGATACTGGTAAATATGGTAGAGCAAGACTTTTTGATGATGCTATTTCCAATTTAAATATGTTTAAAATGCTCAAACATGATTATCCAGATATTTCATTTGAGGCTTATCTAGCACATGAAGATGGAAGAATGACACGCATGTAAAAGAAAGGGGAGCCGAAGCTCCCCTTTTTAATGATTAAAATATATTAATCATCGTCTGCTAGACTTGCAAAATAACTCATGTTATCTGCATCGTCATCATCACTCCAAGGCGGAGTATTATCGGTCTTAGACTCAACCTTAGGCGCAGTCTTAGCCTTCATACGAGTTTCAATAAACAACTCATCTTCGGCATCAGTTGGCTGTACGCTCTCAACAGTAGTGGCACGAACACCAGTATTGGCAAGAACCATATCCAACTTCTTCTTCAGTTCGTCATATGACTTGAAGTTTGAAGGATCAAGGAAAGCATTTAGTGAATGTTGCTTTTCCCAGATGGCATTGAGCGCCTCATCACTTTCCGCAACTGGAGTCGGAGTTGTATCAAACTCAGACTTATCGTAGTTGCGATAACCTTCAACCTGACGAATGCGGAGTTTGAAGTTCACTCCCTCATCAAAGTCAAACGGATTGATCGGATTTTCGTCTTCAAAAGTAGGCTGCATTACATCCTTGATCTTATCAAAGATTTTCTTACCATACTTGTAAAGAAATACCTGACCTTCGTTTGCCGGATTAGCAGGATCCTTGATAACAAGAATGTTAGAGAAGTAAGAAAGCCTACGCTTCTGCTTACGGGCAATTTCCTTGTTTGCCTCGATACCCGAATTCCACAATTCGCTGTTGAGTTCACCAACAGGATCGGGCTTGTTTAGGGTAGTAAGAGAGTTTTCGATGTACCACTTGCCAGTCGGGCCTTGGAATCCATGATCCCAAACTCGTACCCATGGAAACTCCTCACCCTTAGGTGCAGGCAAGAAACGAATGATAGCCTGTCCGTTGCCAGCCTTATCGACTGTTGGCTTCCAGAACTTATCTTCTTCGTTTGACTTTTGTCCGCCGGTAGAGATTGCTTCTACTTGCTTGAGAAGTGTATCGAAATTTCCGCGATTTTTGCGGAGGTCTGATAGGGAATTAAACGACATAGTATTGTCTCCGTATTACGTTGTATGTTTAGTTTTGGCGATATGTATCATAATAATCATCACGATCATCATCTTCAAATTCTTCATCATCATCAATTTGCTGATCGCTAGAATATTTATACATGTTCTTACGGTGCTTTTCAAATTTATTTGCACCTTTACGAACTTCTTTCATGCGAGGTTCATCATACCATCTACGATCTCGGTGTGATTTGCTCATTGTTGTTAGACCTTTTGGTCTTTCTCCTTGGTCCAGATTGAAAAGAATTTATCCTTATCAAACTTGATAAAGATACGATACTTCTTTACAAGACGAGCAAAGTCTTTCCAGATAAAGTCGTTTTGCATTGAAGTATCATTACTATACACGAAATCGAATAGCTTGTCAAGAACAATTACCGATTCCAATGTAATTTTTTTACCTAAGAACAGCTTTAGGACTATAGGATGCTGACCAGAATACGAGACCAGCGGATCTTGACCCGTTGCCTCAGCCCATTCCATTATGGTTCCAGCATCTTGTTTAAATTGATATGAGAGTCTGCCCTGTAGAGTTTTCCAGTTTTCATAAACTTCTACAGATTCGGAATCAAAAACTCCGTTGTGGCCATTTACAAAGTTTGAAACGAAAAAATTTATGAGGTCTTTCTTTTCGTACTTTTTTGCTAATTTACGAAACAACAGAATATCTTTACGCTTCATAAAAGTTTCAGGCTTACACTTTACCGCGCTTTTTGTTTTTGTTATATCGTATTGATCTGAGGTAAAGTGAAGTTTTAACGACATGTAAAGTCGATAAACATCAAAGGGTTCCATCAGAGTGGCAACTTCCCGTCTTTCTTTCGTTTCAACATGTTGAGGTCTTCTGCCTCAGCACGAATCTTCTCTTTTAAGGAAGTTGTCAGTAATGACGAAACCGATTCCATTTCCAGTTCTTTCTTGACACAAT